AGTTGTGTAGATAAACTCTTATACCGCCATCTTTACCGATTACCCTTACGTAGTTACCATTCATAGAATCGTAGCCAGTATCGTAGACTTTAGCTCCCACGATAGACCATTCTTTGCCTGACGGGTTTTTATCACTACCGCCAACCCATAATCCCGTGTGGAGGTGTGGGCCTGAGGAAGCCCCAGTAGTACCTGAGCGTGAGATTGTGACACCGTTTACTTTGACTGGAGTACCTATAGGCATAGCTCGGTCGTTACCTCGATGATATGGCCCAATCTTACCGTGTGGGCCGTAGTAGTATGAGTCTTTAGCTCCGTAGCCGAATGTTACTTTATAATCTTTTGCTTGTCTCATCTCTTACCCCTTATCTTTCCTGATGATTGTTAAACGCCTGTTATTTCTAATGATATACCAAGCGGTCAAAAAAGTTAAAGGTGTGCTAAAAATAGCATTTAGTGACGGATTGGAATAGGCGTAATTCACCGAAGTCACGGCAATGTATAGAGCACAGATGCCTATACCAAGATAATTTTTATTTCTAGTAGAGACAAACCCCGCGAATGTTAGCGGTATCAGCCTAATGACAAAAAGCACTGTTATTATGTCCATTACTGTTTCCCCGCCATATAGCTTATTATCGCTAAAGCTGTACCAAGTAAT